TAGTTTCAAAATATTGAAAGAAAAATGGCTCGGCAAATTTACTATCTAATATGTAATATTTAGTTGAATCACTTTTACCTGTTTGTTTTACAAAGAATTTAGATGTATATAAATATTTTCTGAATTTATATAATCTTAATTCAAATTCAATTTGATCTTTAGTAAGTAAATTTAATTCTTTTAATGTTTCTATATTGCTCATCTTTAATTCACTCAATGGATTTGATATTTTTTCAACAAATAATTTCATTATATCAATTCTGTCCATATTTAATAATTCATCAAATGAACCTGATTTTATTAAAGTAATTATAGCACTATCACCAAATTTATTTTCTTCTTCTGCATTTTTATATTTATTCATCTTATTTAGAAAATCATCTAAATTCTCATATGGTCTATTTTCAATTATTGCCTTTGCTATTGAATCTCCTATACCACATATTCCTTTTAATCCAAATATAATTTGATTATTTTCTACATCTGGTTTAAATCCAAAACTAGCAGTATTTATATTAGGAAGTGCTACTTTAATTCCTTTATATTGAATATCTCCTATTGCTTTGGCAATTTTCCCATAATTAGTAGTTTTATCGTGATCTTCATCATCTGCTCCTGCATTTACTGTAAGACATGCAGTATTCCAATATATAGGGGAATAATTTTGATATAAATATAACTCTTGCAATGCTATAAATGTGTATGCTATGCAATGCAAAATTGAGAATGCGTAACCTTTCTGTCTAGTTACTTGTACTTCCCATATATAATTTAAAGTATTAATATTAATATTATACTCTTTGCCTTTTTCATAAAACATCACTCTTGTTTCTTCAAATACAGTCTCACTTTTTTTCCCAATTGCTTTCCTTAATTTGTGACTGTCATTTACTGTAAAATTTGTTAATTCTGGTATTCTTACTAATGCCATAATTGCTTCTTGAGTATCTGCAACAAATTTAAAATCTCCTAATACTTTTTCAAGTATTTTCTGATCTTTTTTAGGTACTTTATATTCATCCATTTCTTTGTATGCTTCATTAATATCATTTTTAAATCTTGCATAAGTTTCAGTAGGTGATTCTATCGCTCCAGGCTGTTGTTGTAATCTCATTAATGAATTAGTCTGTGCTAATTCAATCATAGATTTAGGTTTAACTTTTGATAATGCATCAACAGATACATCAGTATCAAACTGAAATAAATCTATGATTTCATTATTACCCACTAATTCCCATGTTTTATTTGTATCATATTTCATAGTCATAGGATTTATATATTTATTATATGTATCTTTAAGTGTCTTTTCTGATTGTATGATATTATCATTAATAAGAAAATCTAATGTTTTTCTTATTTTAGTTAATGCTTTAGTTGTAAGAAGATCGTATTTAACTAAGTAAAATTCTTCTGAGTCATGTAAATCCCATTGGCTAGTTCTGACTAATTTCGCACTTCTCATAATAGCATTAAATTTATGAAAATCATCATTTACAATAAATACTCCAGCAGCATGAATACTTCTATTAATAATTAAATCCTCTACTAGCAATGCAGTTTCTAATAACTTTTCATATTTATCTACTTCATTTTTAAATTCTTTAACAGGTGGTCTGTTTTTATCTTCATTGCCATAATAGGTATCTTTTAATGACCATACAAATCCCCTTTCTATTGGAATCATTGAAGACATCATTTGTGCTGTATCAGTGTCTATTTTTAATCCTCTGCACGCAGTTTGTATTGCTGCTTTTGCTGAAAGTGTAGTATATGTACAACAATTTATTACATCTCCACCTATACTATTAAAATAATTCTTAACAGCGTTAAATATTTGCTCTCTTTTATCACTTTGGCTATCTATATCTATATCCGCAAGCTCACTCCTAAATTCAGTAATAAAACGATAAAATGGCATATCTACAGGCATCTTTAAAGGATTAATTTGTGATATTTCAAGGAGATAACTAATGATACTAGAAACTACGCTGCCTCTCCCGACACCAACAATGCTATCTCCTTCATTCCATATAATGTCTATTATTTTAGCAACAGTAATAAAATAACCATGTAATCTATCTTCTATTTTTTCTGATACCTTCCAAAATTGCTCTATCTCTTCTTCTAATCTATTAAATGTTTCTTCATAATCTTCTTTAGGAATTAATTTTTCTATTCCTTTTTGAATTAAATACATTAAATATCTATCATCTTCAAACTTTGAATAAATAGTTTTTTGAATACAATCTTTATCAGGGAATATTTTTTTATTAAATTTCTTCTCCCAATTTTCATCAAATTTAATTTTAGGAATGATTTGTTTTTTATTAAATGTAAACCTTTCTCCTCTATCTCCTATTTTACATGTATTTTCAATAGCAATAGCAATTTGTTTATCTGTCCAGAAAGGTTTAAAGTATTCGTATATTTCTTCTTCTTTCATTAGGTATGCAGTTGCATAAAATTTATCTACTTCTCTTTCTTTAGCATTATCATCGCTATTTAAAAAAGAAGCATGAAGAGATAATAATTCTTTAGATAGATAATGAGAATCAGTAGTGATAATATATGGAACATTATATTTTTCTGATAATTTTAATATATAATTGTTTACTGTCCACTGTTCTACATTATCAGAATATGCAGGTTGGCATTCTAAATAAAAATTATTATCTCCAAATGTACTAATTCCCCAATTAATAAATTTTTCTATTTGCTTATCTCTTTTTAGATTATTATTAATTTCTCTATCTAAAATCCAACGATTTAGAGATGAGCCAAGGCAAGCTGTCGATCCTATAACATGCCCTTTATTGTTACCTATAATTTTTTCTATATCTTCCATTAAAGTTACTGTTCTAATCATGCCTTTTTGCATATAAGCATTTTCCCAAGCAATTGTAGATAATTCTCTTATTTGATCATTGCCAATCATATCCAAACCAATTAAAAGAAAGTGAGGGTAATACATTGTTTCACTATTATATTCTTTTTTTAATTGTTCAGATTGAATTTGACTAACTAAGTATATTTCATTGCCTAGTAATACAGGAAAATCTAATTCTTTTTCTAATTTTTTTGCTTTAACAAATGAACCACAAATTTCATGGTCTGTGATGCAAACACCTTTTAAATTATATTCTTTAGCAGTTTTAATTAAATCTTTTAGTTTTATACTAGAGTCTGCAAAACCTCTACTACCATTTGAATATGATGTATGATTATGTAATGAATAAATATAAAAACCTCCTTTCTTTATTAATACTTTTATATTTTAACCTTTAAAATATATCATCAATATCTATATCAATTTTACTTTTTCTTTCTTCTACATGATAATATTTAATCTTAACTTGTGGATGTTTAACTCCACTCCATTCATTAAAAACAAAATTGCCTATTACAGTTAATCTTAGTAATTTTAAATTTTCTCCTAACATATTTCTATCTCTTAATGACATTTCTGCATATTCACCTTTACTACAATATTTCTTTATAAATTCAATATCTCTATATGTAAATTTTATAAATATATTATTATCTCCATATCCTACTATGTCTTTGCCTACTATATCTATATTGGTGATTGCAAATGTTGGTTCATTAACTTTGTTTCCCCATATTTGATATGCATTAGCAACTTCTAAAATATTTTTAGGTGAAAGTTTATCAGCAGATATTTCATAATCAACATCATGTTTGGTAATAATCTCTTCATTCTTAAGTAATTCATTACATTTATCTCTTACAATTTGAACTCTGTCTTGTTTTAATTCGATTCCAGCAGCGTTACTATGTCCGGCCACCTTTTCAAATAATTTTGTATCTTCTAGAAATTGTCTAAAATCCTTAATACTTCCCTTTTCATATCCTCTAATAGAACCACCAAAGATTTCACTATTCTTCTTTTGTCTTTTTAATATTACAATAGGGCGATTATATTTATAAACTAATTTGTTAGCAACTAATCCACTAACAGATTTCTTTTCTAATATATCTGTTCCGTCTAATATAATAACTTTATCATTCTCTAATTTTTGTTCAATAATTTGTTTATCAATTTCCTCCATAAATGTTCTGACTTGCTTATCTTGTCTTGCCTTAACATTCCCTGCTACTCTTGCCATAGTTTTTTGTAGTGAATGAATTTCTATTGGTGGTTTGAGATCATTTTTATTTTTTCTTCTTGGTTGGTATTCTCTATCTTCTACTTCACCTATTAATGCTCTAAATAAATCTTTTTGTTCATCATCTTTTCCATACCGACAAGTAGCGTTAATTTTTGGGGCAATCGACCAGCCAAATGATGTGATTGTATTTCCTAATTTCATTTCTTCTGCATATTTTTCTGTCATTTCTTTAATAAGTAAATTATGTTTATTCTCTTCTTTTAGTCCTTCTAAAGTATAATATCTAGTTTCTAATTCTCTCATATCCATCATATCAGCAACCATCCCTAATGCGACTAAATCTAGATATTTATTTGCTATTTTTTTATCTATATTATATGTATCACAATATGCTAAACAAAACTTATGTACTACTCCAACACCAGAAAGATTAGAATTGGGATATTGACCATCCATGCAATTTATTAAAGTTACATTTTCACAATTATAAATATCTTTATATATCTCATGATGATCCAAAATTAGGATGGGTACATTTATATTATTTTTAATTTCTTCATACTCTTTAATACTTTCTTCACTTGATCCAGCATCAGGAACAATTATTAAACTTAAATCTTCTATTCCTTCTACATCTTTATATATTAATCCATGCTCTTTCTTAAAATTAAATTTACATATAATTTCAGTTTCAGGTGAAATATCTTTTATAAATTGATATTTATATGCAGAAGATGTATGACCATCTGCATCACTATCTACTTTAATAACTATTTTTTTACCTAAGCTTCTATGTAATAATTCTAATCCTTCTTTCATGTTTCTAAATAGAAATGGATTATATGTATGGTTTATATTTACATTAAGGAAACTTTCAATATCTTTAATGCCTACGGCAGATAGAATTGTCTCTAAATAATCATATTCTTTGTTAAAATTTACTTTGTGAATTGTATTCCATAATAACTTTTTCAAATTATTCCTCCTTTAATTTATATCATTTGTCGTTATTTCAATTTTATTTTTCATTAAATATTCTAAAACTTCTTTTCCTTGGTCAAATGGAGAATCTTTTTTATTTAATAATTTACTATCAGTGTCCCATAATACATATGTAGTAAAAAATGATGTAAATTTTTGTGCTAATGAATTAATCCGATTTACATATCTAGTAAATTTCAAATACTCTGGATCATTTTCATCATACTCATCGAATTCCAAAATATTGAAATCCTTATCGAAGCCTAAAATAATTTCCTTAATTCCTAATTTTAACAATATATCTCTATGCCAATTTGATATATTAAATCCACACGTTGCAATAACAAAAGCATTGTCACCATAGAATTCTTGTGCTAACATACAACTTTTCTCACTCTCAACAATTACAACTTTTTTAAATTTTTTTATTGCTTCTAAATGCTCCCATAATCCATAGAAATTCATATTTAGAGAATGAGAATATATTTCTCCTTCTAATATTAATGGCATATATTTATTGTCTTTATCTTCTTCTAGTAAACTACTTCTTCTTCTAATTCCTATAATTTCACCATTAATATTCTTATGAGGTATTATTATTGATTTACCTGATTCGTACCAACTTATTCCAAATTTTTGCATTGTAGGAATAGAAATACCTTCATCTATCCACCCTTGATAAAATACATTATTTTCAAAATAATTTAAAATATTTGGATTGTTTATTTTAGGTAAATGAATTAATTCTTTATGTTTTTTTCTTCTAATAGATAGATATTTATTAATTGTACTAAATTCACTTCTTATTTCTTTATTATAAATTTGGTTATTAAATCCTTGCCTATTGTTTATACCCAATTCTTTAGCAATTATTTTTAATACATCTGTAAAACTAGCATGAATTATTTTCATTAAAAAAGAAAATATATTCATAAAACCACAATTAGTAAAACAATAAAAAGTTTTTGAATCTCTAAAATAACAAAGTTTATTACTCTCTCCACTATGACAAACAGTTTTAAACCATATTTCATTATTTTTTGTTGTATGTGGTGCAATATTAAAATCTGCTAATATATTTAATACATTCTCTTCTGTGATATTTTCAAGAAGGTAATCTTTATCAATCAATTGATCACCTTCCTTTTAAAAAATAGTGTTTATATTAGCAATTTGTGTTTCTTTCTTATCTACTATTTTAACAGTAGGAGTATTTGAAACCATTTCATCATCTTCAATATTTATGTATGTTTTTTTCAAACCTCTAACAGTTTCACTATCAATTTTATATTCATAATCTGTAACAAATAAATCATATGTTCTCATAGTGTCATAGTCAATATATAACCATATTTTTACCTTATTCCATTTACCACCTCTATTTTTATAGATAGAATAAACTAAATTAGGGGTAGGACAATTTATTAATGTTCTTAAAATAGGTTCTATTTTCTTTAATTCTTTTTCTGTTGGAGGCATTGCAATTACTGCTCCATCTGATTTCGTTTGCACCCTGCTTTTCAGCATACTTTAACACTTATTTAAAAGTGGGACTAGACTATATCTTCATCCTATTAAATATAGGAGGGTGGCACTTCCAAAGTAGAAATTTCATCTACAATGTACTTCCTTACGGAATAGTCGTTGCACCTTTAAGAATATTTCTATTCTAACTTGGCACAGGATTATCATATCATTTCTGACTTAGACTTCCCCTGTTAGCATGATTCTTAACTGTCATTTCCTACAGTTCCTAAACGTGAATCATACACCCTAGATTTCTAGGTTCACCACCTAATTATTTACAAAATTACTTTCGTAAACGACTAGAAAATATACTTCTTTCTTTTATAATTTCTTCACTATATATACTTTTTAATTTTAAATACCGATTATATTTTCTATCTAAATATATTTTACTATTTTCATATAAACGAGATAATATTTCCAACACATGAAGATTACCACCAAAATTTAAATATGGATGACCATTTCTTTTGTCAAAACCAATCTCATTATCAATTAGTAATTCTTTCTTCAATCCTTTTAAAAACAATTCTGTTCCAAGTATCCCTATACTCCATTGATTTTTACTTGAAATTATTATACTTCCATCTCCATCTAAATATCCTCTAATAAAATGATTAATTAAATATTTAGGAACTTGTTCTTCATTGGGATATTTTAATATTTGAGATTTTCTAGGGATGCATCCTAACTTAGTTAAGTCTCTTATCATTTCAATACTATTAATAGACACTCTACTATAATTAGTTATTGTTCCAAAAGAATTTTGAATGCCATCTTCAATTGTGTTGTTGCCTTCTATTGATTGTAAAAATTTCTCAAGATGATTCCTATCTCTTGAATTTAAATTTATTCTAACTTCTCTATCACTAACATTTCCATCTGCGTATAGGAATCCCAACCAATATGCTTTTTCTTCATTGTCTATTATTTTAAAAAATAGTTTATTATATTCATATTTTCTATATAATCGATCTGTTTCTATTGCTTTGCTTTCTCTTAAATATCTTAAAATTATACCTTCTGAATAATTTGGTTTTAATATTTTATGTATTATTCTATAACCAAAACCTTGTGAATATAAAATTAATATTCTATCTTTCTCTTCATCTGGAATAATTATTTTTTTCAATAATTCTCCTTTCTTATTTTTTATTTTATAAAAGTGAAGAAGTATATTTCTTTAATCAATTAATGCCTTTGAACCACGAACAATTGTTTCATCTCTATTTTTTTCATCTTTAGACTTATCATTTACTTGTGTTCCTGCATCTATAGAAACATCAAATTTTCGTGTATAATTTTTAAGTTTACTAGATAAATTTGCTAGTATCTGATCCTCTCTAACTACCATTTTTACTTTAGACTCAGCACCAAATTCAGCACTCAATTCAACAGTTGTATGTATATAATCAAACCATACATGAGAAATATTATGTTGTATTTTATGTTCTTCTATTACATCAGCAAGCATTTCAGAATCATAATTTGGAAGATATTCAAACCATATATTTGCATCTTCTTCTAAGATCCTAATTGCCTCATCAACTCTTTCTTCTTCATTGCCTTCATACATATTAAATTCAATATGTTCTTGTGGAACATCCGCTATATATGCCCATAAAATAGGGTCAATTTCTTCAAGTAATTCCATTTCTGTACCTATGTATAACGCCCCATTATTTATACCGTTAGGATTTTGAATCCATGCTTTTTTGTTTTTATCATAATAAGCAGGAGAACAAGAGTATCCTATATCTGCTATTGTTGTGCGAGTATTATGAGTTACTATAAAATCATTCATTAAAAATAAATGAGATTCATTATCTACTGTAAAACAAGTCATATCTTCATATTTGTCAAGTATTTCAATATTTTTTATTGAAATATAGTTTTTTAATTCTTTTCTTTTATTATTATTAAGATATGATTTAGCTATTTTAACTTTTCTTAATAATTTAAATAATTTTATTTTTTCTTTTGCTTTGCATTGAATACGAACTGTATAACATTCACCAATGGTATATTTTTCTTTTCTTTTATCAATTGAATAAGTAGCAATCATACCAAGACTTCTACATAACTCAATAACATTATCTCTTAATAAAGAAGAAGTTGTAGTATATTGAATTCTTCCTTTTTCCCCAATGCTTCCATCTGTATCCAATAAACCAGCAAGTAAATCATATCTTTGTTCTATAGAACCTTCTAAATAATTACGAGGAATAAATTTAGTTTCTGATTTAGATTGCCATAATTCAGGGTAATCTTTTAAAATTTCTGAAATCCACAAATTTTTCCCTTGTGTGCCAAAAGTATAAGTATAATTTTTTGCTTTATTTTTTTTATAATTATAATTTAATGATTTAGCAATAGCACTAGGAAGTTCTTCATTTATAGAAGAAAATGGTAGAGATTTATTAGTCTTATTATATCTAAAACTTCCATCTCCTAATAATAAACCTAATATATAAGGTTCTATTGAATATTGCTTTTCAGTATATTTAATAGGTTCATTAAGAGGTATTTTGTATTTATAACATCCTTTTTTGTTTTGATATGTTCCTTTACTTCTTTTAATAATATCTTCTATAGATTCTGTTCTATGTTTTTTTTCTCTATGTCCTTCGTATATATAAGTCCACAAATGATCCTTACAACATTCTGCGGTTCTTCCATCAGAAAATGTTATTTTATAAACTTGCTTTTTTTCTGACTGTGGATAAACCTCTAAAACTTTAGTTTTTTCTCCATTTTGACCAAATAGAAAATCTCCTTTTTGTATTTCTCCAACTGTTTTGTATCCATCAGGAGTAGGAATAATTGTATAATTAGGTATTGCTTTGCCCACACCTGTTCCAGCAGATTTAACAGTAAATCTTCTTTTTCTCAATCCATGAAAAACAGTAGTTAAATAAGCACTTGAATATCCAATTCCCCATGCAGTATCTTTTTTCCATCGTTCTTTTTGCTCTAATCCTCCTACTCCTGCTTTTTTAGTATCTCTACCTTCTCCTATACTAAATGGTGCAACAACTTCTAAATGTTTTCTTTTAAAATGATTAATTATATCTTGTATTGAACTACTATCTAATTTTTCTTGTTGACTTTCAATTGTCACAGGGTCTATTTCATTTGGATTAAAAAAATCTGATACATCAATACCATGCTCCATATATCTTCTTAATAATGAAAATTTCTTTAATTGTTCATAATAATATTTAATATTTGCTACACTTGACAATTCTTCAATATTATTAATAAACTCTATTCCCTGATTTTTTTCAAATATTTTATACTGTGTTTCATAATGAGAAAGATATTCATCTATTGCTACTGCATCAATATTCTCAATTCCATTTTTATATAGATTATTAATTGCTGCGAATATTAATTTATGAAAATCTTCAGGAAAATCAGATTTTGAAATTTTATACTCTCTTAATAATTTTGGAGTCTGAATTAGACAACCTAATACTTCTCTAATTGCTTGTTTATTTACATAGTTAGTTAGTTTCTTTTTTGACATGAAAAACCTCCATAATAGAAACTTTAAATTTCATTAATATTAATTATTGCAATATTTTTATAATTTTCTTTCTTTCTATCTGAGTTTTTAATAGATATAATATTAATATTATTAATAATATCTTGAATATTAACACCTTCTAAATTCTTTTTTATATCTCTTGTCTCTATAAAATACTTTTTCGCTTCTTCATAGATGTAAGGAATAATACCCAATCCCCTATCTACCTCTGGAGTATTATTTGTTTTTACATTATAAAAATAATCTATAGTTAATTCCATTCCTTTATATGTATAATTATATTGCTCTTTAAAATTTTTTATTTGTGTAAGCATAAAACCTGTAGGAGCATCAATTTCATAAAGTTCGCAAATATATTGAATTAAATTTTTATAATCATCAGATTCTTTTATTTTATTTTCATAACAAATTTTACAATAATATCTTTTTTGATAATATATAGTTTCTTCTTTATGATTATAAGATTCACATACTGGACATTTAACTTTCCTTTCATTTTTCATAATATCACCTAATTCATCAATAGTATAAAGTAGAGAGGATATGATTAGCCCTCTCTACAATTTACCTTTATATTTTTACTTTTGTAGTTCTAATACTTTTTCTTTTAATTCTTCTAATAATTCCTCTAATACTTCTTGATGTTTTCCAGTACAATCACTAACTTTCATACCTTCTCCTAATCTTTTTTCAACTGCTGTAGTATAAATAGTATATTCATCAGTTATTTCTTTAATTTGTTTTGCTGTCTCTTTTATCTCTTCTAATAATTCTTCAAAAGTCATTATTGTAGTAGAAGGAGTGGGTGCTTTTTTATCAACATAAAATTCACTACCGTCTTCTTCTTCGCCTTTAGCAATGGCATCTACAAGTGCTTTTTCTATCCCTTTCATGGTAAAAGGAGTAATAGAATTTTGTATATTAATCCATCTTGACCTTGCTTTAAAATATTTTCCGTCTTTTAGATAGATTGTAGATAATTCTTCTTCTCCCGTTTCTTCATTAAATCCATTTGGTTGACAGTAACCTATAATATCAACTGCATCACAAATAGCAGCAATAACTCTTTTATTTCCTCTAGGAACATTTCTAGTATATTTTCTTCCCTGTGCATCTTTCATTTGTTTTTCAGTATCATGTCCGATAATTATTACTGTATATCCTTCATCTGTTAAACTATCAATAAATTCATTAACATATTTAGTTACTGCTAAATATCCTGCACCATTCTCTGTTTCACTTAAATCGGTCACACCAAATGTACTACATATGTATTTTTCAAGCATATCACCCATTTTATCTGCTGTATCAATTAAAATTGTATCATATAATGCTTTTACTTCTGGTCTTTTAAACTGCTTACTAATTTTTTTAGTATCTGCCCATTTAGTAGGTTTGAAATATGGTAATCCTGCAATCGCATTTAATCCATTTTCAAAAGGAATAGCGAATGGTCTAGAAGATTTTACAGAATTGGCAGTTTTTCCCGTTCCATTTGGGCCGTAAATAAATATACTTTTACCTTTTAAAGATTTTTCTACTACTGTAATACTTGGTTGTGTAAAATCCATTTCCATAGTTGTTGTCATATAATAATTAATCTCCTTTTTATTTTATATTTTTTATATTGTTTCTCATAGGATAATTAACAATATTTTTATCCTATGAGAAATTATTTTTTAAATTTTCTTAATTTTGATGTTTAAAAAGGAATATCTCCATCTTCCTCAATAGGTTTTGGTTTACCATTCCCTAATCCTTTTCTATTATCTGATTTTCCACTATCGCCACTTTTACCGCCTTGATATCCTTTTGCTTTTAAATCATCTAACATTGCTTTTCTTTCTGATAATGCAATTCTAATAGCTTCTGAACTAATACCCATTACTTCATCATCTTCATCAAATGCAGGATCGGCACCAGTAAGTATCATTTCTACATATGATTTGCCTTGTGTTACTCTTTGTTTGCCAATTCCACCACTTTTAACAGGTTTACTTTCTGGTTGATTAACTACAAAATCAATAAATAATTTAGCAGTTTGACCTTCTTGATATCCTTCTTCAAATGCTTCTCTAAATTCTGCTGGTACAATGATGTTTTTAACAGGAATAATATTGCCAAAGAAATCTGTAGTGATAACAGTAACTCTCAATCTACCTGTTTCTTTTTCTTCTTCGCCTTTAACTTCTGGTATAATAGATTGAATATAACCTTCTATATCAGCGACGCCTTTAAATTCTTCTCCTACTTTGGGGTCATTAAAAAATTTAGCAATAATTTTTAATCCCTCAACAAGTTTATCTTTCTGATTTACATAATCATTTGTACCAAACTCTGCTTGAATAGATACCATTGTTGCTTCATCTTCTCCTACTTTAGCAACAGATTTAACAGTATTTGCGAATGCTAAAACTTTATCATATGTTTTACTTTCTTTTTTATCTTTATTAAATTCTGCTGCATATACTTCAAATTTTTTAGTATGAACTTTAGTATCTCCAAATTGAATTTCACCTTTAATTCTAACATCTGGTGATTTATTTGTATTTATTCCTTTTTTTACTTCTACTTCGGTTATTTTCCCTGATAATACTACAGAATTCACTAAACTTCTAATTTTGTCACTCATATAATAATTCCCTCCTATGTATTTATTATTTTATTTATTTTGTATTTCTATTATGTAACTAATTAAATAATTCTCGCTAAACCCTATTCATCATCCTCAATATCATTTTCTTTTTCATCTTCTCCATCTTCTTCTTCACTATCTTCATCCTCAACCAATCTCAAACTACTATCCATCATCTCAATCACTGACCACGTTTCCTTATGCTTTCCATCACTTGGAATAAATTCAATTTCTACTTTTTCAGGTTTTGTACCTTTAAAACCAGTTACAGTACCTTGTTTTAATACTCCATCCTCTGTAACAAATCTAATTTTGTTGCCACTTGAAATAGTCTGAATTCCTACCTCTGTCTCCACTTCAATACTTTTATACGGAACCTTTTCAACATTAACCATAAATAAATCATTTCTCCTTTTCTTTTTAAATTTTTGATTTAACTTTGTATTTCTTAACTCTTGCTTCCTACCTCTTACCCTCCCATAACTTAATCCTTCATTATTATATATTTATTTTTACATTCTGTCAAGGGAAAATTTTATTTATTTTTAATTTATTTTCCCTTGAACAAAATTTAATACCCTTAATTAATCATTCTAATAAACTCATCTTCTCCAATGACTTGTATTCCATCTTTAATCGCTTTCTCAGTTTTTGTGCTACCTTTGACACTACCAACAATTAAACAATCAAGTGACTTTGCATATCCT